GAACTTTTCAGGCTGCTGACCGCCGGCGGCGCGGGCAACCCATATTCTTTCAGCAGCGAAGCATCCGGCGTCTGCACACTGATACCGATATCCGCCGCATGCCCGTACACGCCCAGCAGTTTTCCCTTTACCGTCAGAAAAGCAGTCTTCAGCCCACGCTTCCGGTAAGCCTGCAGAAGCGTCTCCGCTTTCATGAAACCTTTTTCTTCAATATAGCCTTCTTCGCCCGTAATTGGATTGTAATAATAATTACCCACCATGCCGGTTTCCGAAGGAAATTTCCCTGACAAAATTGATGCATGGTTCACGTTGGTAACGGTAGGTACCACAGCCTTCACTGTTTTGACAAAACCGTACTGCTTTGCCAACCTGTGAATATTCGGCGCAAACTCCGGCGTAATGTATTCCGGCGCACAACCGTCAATGACAAGAATTAAGACTTTGTTCATGATAAACGGACTCCTTCGTTGCATTACCCGCCTCCTGTTTTTTATCGTTCTTTCATAAACAGCATTCCTTTTGTAAATATAATCTGACGGTACAGGGAATTAATAACCACAGAAACCGGAATACCGAGTTTCTGTAAAATATCTTCTGCTTCCTGTTTAATATCGGTTTCAACGTGTGCACTGACCGTAGAATCTTTTAACACGGCAAACGTCACCTCCTAAATATATTGTACTTCATTGTCTTGCAATTTGCAAAACACCGAATAAAAAATGTCCGTACTCCGAAATTACCCTCCGAAATTACCTTTTACAAGGGGTTACGTCTCGTTTTACAAGCGATGTTGCAGATTAGTTATCCAGCCCTCAGCCTGTCTGCCAGTCTGGAATACTTATCCGGAATCGGGATATGCATCTCCAGGGCCCGGTGGATCGTCCAGCAGAACTTATATCTTTTAGCCTTGCGGAATCGGTCCAACTCTTCAAAGGTCCTGCATTTTTTGTAATCGTAATAAGGCAGAGAGGATATTTCCTGCAGCATCACTCCTTCAATTACCTCCGGGGTTTTTCGTTCTTCCTTAAACCTGTATCCGCAATTCGGGCAGACCGGCTCTCCGGCAGGCACTACAGCGAAACAGTTCGGACAGGTCTTTACTTTAGATTTGCATCTCATTTTCTGTTTTTTCGGCTCTAACGTCCATTCCCGCTCATCATCCGGCAGGCCGTGCCGGGTATAATTTCCCACATGGTCCAGGATGATCGCCGTTTTCCCCTCTTTGTACCGCATGCTGCGCATAGACTGCTGAATGTGTAATGCCAGAGACCGGGTCGGCCTCAATAACACCACCGCCTCACAGTCCGGCACATCAAATCCTTCCCCGAACAGATCCACGTTGCACAGTACTTTGATTTTTCCGCTGCGAAAATCCGTCACGGTACGGTCCCTTTCTGCTTTACCGGTTGTGCCATCCAGATGCGTTGCTGTTATTCCGGCTTCCTGAAAAGCCTGGGCCGTCTCCTTGCTGGTATTGATACTGCTGCAATACACAATGGTCTGCCTGCCGTCTGCAAACTTCCTCCAATTCTCCACGGTACTTCCGTATATCACGCTCCGGGCCATCAGATGTTCTACTTCGTCCGGAATGAACTCACCGTTCTTTGTATGCAGGTTTCGGGTGTCCGCCAGGTCCACGCCGTAATATTTATACGGGGCCAGATAGTGGTTTTCTATCAGCCATTTCGTGCTGACAGATTCTATGAGGCTTTCGAACACATCCCCCAGCCCGCCTTCATTCATACGTACCGGCGTGGCAGTGAAGCCTACCACAACGGCATTGGGAAAACTGTCTATAATCTTACGGTAACTGTTGCTTAAAATGTGGTGGCACTCGTCCACCAGAATCAGTTTCGGTTCCTTTAACTTGGGAACCCGTCTGCACAGTGTCTGCACCATGCCTACCGTGCAGTAATCGAAATCCACGCCGCACTTGCGGAAGGTGTTTTCAATTTGCCGACACAGTTCCTTCCGGTGCACGATAAACAACACTTCGTTCTTTTTTTGTGTGGCAGACTGGGCGATCTTCCCCTGGATGACAGACTTGCCTCCGCCGTAACCCAGCACGGCGCATATGGTTCTCTTTTCTTTTATGATTTCGTTGCGGATATTATTGATTAAATCATTCTGATACTCACGTAATTCCATTCTTCCTCCCCCATTTCCGTTTATGTAAGACGCTTGAATCCCAGGACTAACGTTGATTCTACAAAAGAGTCTCACAGTCTTACATTTTTCTGACAGACATAGATAGTTAAATTTATTTCATATAACAGATACCACTGGGTACATGCTTATTTATCTTTTTTCTGTAAAAATGTAAGACTGTAAGACTTTGGGAATAAAACCGCACGGTTGTCAATTTTTTAAGTCTTACATTGCTCTTACAATCTTACAAACTGTCATTTTTCAGGCAGCAGGGTCGTACTTCAGGCAGACATAATAGCCTTTTTCGCCATCAACCTTTGTACAATTTGCATATCTGCCGCAAGCATTTTTAAGCAGATACCCCTGCTTCGCCCACTGCTTTTTCACAGCGTCAAAGTTGAAGCCGATGTTCTGCAGCTCGCGCACTAGCACCGTCTTGTTAATCTCCACACACGAGGATCCTATCCGGCCCCACCGTGCTGTGTTCACATCCGGCTTAAAGTTCACTTCGTGTTCCAGGATGACACCCATGATCTCCCGGTAAGCCCGTTCCGCCGCATCGATATCGGTCCGCACCTTCAGGAACGGTTTGATGTCTTCCACCGTAAGCGCCGCTTCGCTGGGATAGAACGTCAGCCCGGCAAGCGTATCCGCTGTCATGATCAGTGCCATGGCCATCGCCTGCTTTTCGGAGGTCCCGGTTGCGTCCAGAATGTTTTTCATCTTCCTCTCAAACAGTTCCTGAACCGGGTACCCCGGCAGCAGCCGGATGTATTCCGGCCCGGCCAACCCATAATTATGATTGATGAAATTCACCACGCCGTTGCCGTTCTCCACCACGTTATCCGTGCATTCAATCTCAATGACACGGTTCTTTACGCCGCCACCGGACATGTTCTGTGTACAGGGTTCCTCTCCGGTAAACACGAAGGCGTTCTCCCAGGTCATCTGCTGCTGCAATGCCGTATCGGTCATGCGGCCCCGGTTGATGCCTTCCGTTACCTGCATAATCAGTTTGTCATAGTTTTCAAACCGGCTTTTGATGGTCTGCAGCTCATCGCCGAAAAACGGCAGGTTCCGCAACACGGAAGCCATCTGCATCATGCTGTTGGCGGTCATGTTCATGGTCCGCATCAGCCTGCCGGGGCGCGGATCTCCCCAGATACTGGCCGCCGCCATGACCCCCGCCGTCTTGCCGGTACCGGTGCCGCCCCACAGGTGGAACACAAAAGGCAGCGCGTTCACTTTGGCTATCAGCGGACTGGCAAAGGATGCACCCATGAGCAGCCGCAACACTTTGTTCTTACGCAGTTCCCCGGTGTACTTTATCCAGGCTTGCAGGTCACCCCTGTTGCTGATGGAAGCGATCAGGTCTTTGTACCGGCTCTCACTGTCCAGCTTAATCACATCCGTATAAGGAAGGAACGCTTCCCCTGCCCAACCCATATGACGGCAGGACTTTACCACCGGTATCGCGTCCATGTTCAAGGCGGTTACGTCTGCCAGATATTTCACAAGCAGTTTGGCGTTTTCGCTGGTCACGTCCAGCCCCATATCCGCCAGTTCCACGATCTTCACGTTGCTGGCAACGGTGGAACGGGGAACCAGACTGTCGTTCCATTTACCGTATTTATAAAAGCCGATCCGGATCTTTTCCGTACCCTCGTCGGTATTCTGTAAAATCTCCAACGGCAGCACCGGCAGGTGGGAGGCGTACTCCGCTTTCACATTTCCGTTTCGGTCCTGTACCATCCGTTTCACGCCGTCTTCATTTGCAATCCAGTCCCCGGCGTTTAACGTAAGGGGCTGTTCCGGGAAGTTCGTCCGGTTCACAACCACAGCTCCCGCTTTTGCCTTGCTGCGCAGAAAGGTCTGCCAGCCTTTGCTGAACTGCCGGGAAATATTCAGTTCCTGTGCCCGTTGCTCTGCCATGGATACGGCGTACTGCCTGCGGTTTTCGTTCTTTATGGCATAGAGGGATTCAAAGAATCGCATGCCGATGAGCTCTTTCCTTGTTACATTGCTGTAGTCAACAAATACGGACAGTTTCTCCGGATCTCCGCCCAGGGCAAAATAATCTGCCACATCTCCTTTTTCGGGACACTCGGGCCAAATTTCCGCCAGTTGCAGCACCTCCACCGGTACCGGCCAGGCCTTTGCATAGTCCGCGCCGCTGCCATCGTGATCCGGAATCAGCACGATGTCGCTGAACTTTTCCAGGTAGCGCAGGTCGGTTTTGGAAAGCTTTACTTTCTTTTGTGCCCCGGTGTTGCTGGTGGTAGCCAACAGTCCGTGACGTACCATGGCGTCGGCGCACTTTTCGCCTTCCACAATATAAAGGCAGTCGTCCGCGTCGGCCCGCTCCAGTAGGTCCAGGTTGTACAGGTTGTTGCAGTTGGCCGGTTTTTTAAAAATGGTTTTGCCGCTTTCGTCTACATAACGGAACCGGAAGACCTTACTGCCGTCTGCATACTTAACACGGTGTTTCCAGTAAGCTACCGTGCCGTCCGGGTTTTTGTACACATGGTCGTATTCTTCCGCTACTTCCGGCATTTCTTCTTTGATAATTTCCGGTTTGATGCCTAACGCTTTGATAATCTCCGGAAGCTTTGCGTTGCACTTCTGACAGTACGCCAGAAGCTTCCCGCCAGACTCCCTTATATACAGATGGTGCCCGTTACTGTCCCCCGCCTCGCAGACCGGGCAGGCAGCCACCGTTTCCTCCCCGCGCTGTTTTATATTTTGCAAGTACGGGATCATATCACGCAACGTTGTCGGTTTATAACTCGT